ATCGAAGACTGGGTCCGTTTTTCACGCCTATCTCTCTAAAAAGAGCTCTTACCATATTCCCAGCACTGATTTGAGTGTTGTGTGGGTTCCAAATGGAGGGAGTTGGAGAGATTTGTCAAAGTTTTTACCCTTGGGCAGCGTTCCCTCTTGTCCTGTTACTTTTGTTTACAAGACTAAAGAGGGGAAATTGCGTGGAGGTCAAACTAGGGCTGATCCTGAATTTGTCGTTACTGGGGTTAGTAAATTCCAAGGTTACACTTATAATTTGCCATTTGAGACTTTTAATGGTTTGTGTATGGGTACTCTTGTGAGTGAGAATAAAGCACCTTCAATTATTGGATTCCACTTGGGGGGAATTGCCGGCTCTACTTATGGTGCAGCCGGCATTCTTACCAAACAGGATTTTGATACTGCTATTTCCAGTATTAAAAATGTCCCTGGTGTTATGATTTCCTCGAGCGCTGGTACATTACCTACTCAGATATATGATGTTCAATTTTATCATGGACCTAAAATTCATGAGAAGAGTCCCATCAAATTCTTAACCCAGGGCAGTCACGTTGAATATTATGGACAAGTTGATGGGCGTGCATCTTATTACTCGGATGTTGAGCCCACTATTATCTCTGACACTGTCGAGGAAGTTTGTGGAGTTTCACGTAAATGGGCTGGTCCCAAATTTCACACGTGGAAACCTTGGCAAGCTTCTCTCGAGCATTCCAGTAAACCGAGTGCTGGTATGGAAGGCCATTTGGTCGTTAAAGCAGTTATTGATTATATTGAGCCTTTGCAGGAACTTATTCGTACTAAAGAGTATCTGCGTGCCGATATTCGCAAACTTACTCCTATGGAGGTTGTATGCGGAATAGATGGTAAGCGTTTTATTGATAAAATGCCTGCGAGTACCTCTGTTGGCTTCCCGATGACAGGGCCCAAGAGTAATTTTCTGACTGCCCTTGACCCTGCTGATCACAAGGATTTTAGTTTTCCAGTGGAACTTGATAGTAAATTTTGGAATGAGGCTGAGAGAATGGAAAGGACGTATATTGCTGGTGAACGATGTTATCCAATCTTTAAAGCTTGTTTGAAAGATGAGCCTACTAAGATTTCCAGTGAAAAAGTGCGTGTTTTCCAAAGTGCTCCTATTGCTTTGCAATTATTGATTCGAAAGTATTTTCTGTCAACAGCCCGCTTTTTGTCAATCTTTCCCTTGGTGTCAGAGTGCGCTGTCGGAGTCAATGCACATGGACCTGAGTGGGATACTCTTGTTAAACATATGAAAAAATATGGTGATGATCGTATTCTTGCCGGTGATTATAGTAAATATGACTTACGCATGCCTGCTCAGTTAATGTTTGCCGCTTTTGATATCCTATGCCGTTTGGCACGGGAATCGGGCAATTTCTCTGAGGATGACATGAAGATCATCAGTGGCTTGGCAACTGACGTATGCTACTCTGTTACTGCATTTAACGGGGATTTGATTCAGTTATTTGGATCTAACCCGTCTGGACAGAATCTCACTGTGTATATTAATTCTATTGTGAATTGTCTTCTTTTTCGATGTGGGTACTTTGCATTATGTCCACTTAATCAAGCACCGTCTTTTCGATCTGTGTGTAGTCTGATGACTTATGGTGATGATGCGAAGAGTTCAGTGAGGACTGGTCACGATTATTTCAACCATATTTCCTTGGCAGAATTTCTCTCCCATCACGATATGAAATTTACTATGCCTGATAAAGAATCTGTCCCCACTAAGTATATGTTGGATAGTGAGGCTGATTTTCTCAAGAGGAGAAATATCTGGAACGAGAGATTGAACTTGTGGACTGGGGCTTTAGATGAGATGTCCATTTTCAAATCTCTACATGC